CGGCAATGACCGGCTCTACCTCAGCAGTTCGACGCACTTACTGGCGTGCCTCACTTCGGGTGGCGGGAACTGCATGCCGGCGGGCGGTTCGGGCACGGTGACGCAGGTAACTTCCGGTAATTTCTCGCCGCTCTTTAATGTGAGCGTGGCGACGAACACGACCACGCCCGCATTTTCCTTCTCCGCTTTGAGCCAATCGCAGAACCTATTTTTCGCCTCGCCAAACGGATCGAGCGGCAATCCCAGCTTTCGTTCCATGGTTGCGGCGGACGTGCCGGCCAGCGCGAATAGCTGCGCCACACATCAATTCACGATCAGCCTGGCCTCGGGCCTCACCGTGACGTGCGCGCAGCCGGTCGCCGCGGATATTGGCTCGATTCCGGGTTCCTCCGGACAGCTTCTTTATAACAATGCGGGCGCGATTGGGGCGGAAGATCCAATCGTTAGCTATGCCTACATCAATCTGTTCAACGCGGCGAGCGCCACGGGAACGCAGACGAGTTCCGTCACGCGGGATTCCACATTCGGGCAATATGGCACGCTGATCGTTACCTGGGCTTCCATCACGGGCTCGCCCTCGGGCTGCACAATTCAGATCAAGTCCGCTGATTCGCTCGGCAATCTCGTAAATAACGGCTCGGCGGTTTCGGTGACGCCAGCGAACGGCACGAGTGGAATTGCCTTTACGCCTGCGGCTTCACTCCAAACCGCCTCGCAGATGCAGGCGGTATATGCCTGCTCCACGACCTACCCGAGCGGCGGCACCCTGACGCTGGATTTTGCGCCGGCGATTTCCACGGCGGTGGTCAATACGCCGGGCGTCAATGCCACACTGCAGGCCTCTGCGGGAACGGACATCGGGAAACTCGATTCCAATCAAAGCGTCAATGAGGCGCAGATCAATGGGCATACGACCGCGGAGTGCGGCGTAAATGGCTGCCGTGCGGTGGGCGGGAATCAGGCGGACGGGTCGGTGCTCTCAGGTAATCCGATCCCCATGGCCGGAAAGGGAAGCGGGAACGCCCGTATCCCCATCGTCTGCGACAACTGGAAGCCCTTCAGCTTTGCCAGCACCAGCAATCAGCTTCTTGTAAGCGGCACAGCCTCCAAGAAAATTTACATTTGCTCGATCAACATCGTCGTGGCGGCTGCAACTAACGTTGCGCTTGTGGAAGGAACGACGACCACGAATGCCTGCGACACGGGAACGGCCGGCATGGCCGGCGGCGCGACGGCGGCAACCGGCTGGAACTTCGCAGCCAATGGCGGCCTGGCGCAGGGAGCCGGAATGGGCGCAATCGCCATCACTGCCACGGCAGCAGATAACGTATGCCTCTTCGCTTCGGCAGCAAATCAGGTGTCAGGAGTGATTTCATGGACGCAATTCTGAGTGCTGGCCCGCACGGGCTCTGGAAGAGAAAACGAATCGGACTGGCGGTGATATTTTTGGCGCTTTGTCCGGCGCTGCGAGCGACGACCGCGAATCCCGTGGCCCTGAGCGGAATCACCGTCAGCGGGACCACCGCGACAGTAACGACCTCCGCGGCGCATGGCCTGAGCGCGACGCTGCCGAGCGCCTTCTGTATTACTGGCAGCGCGGTCAGTGCCGATAATGTGTGCGGAGTGGTCTCCTCGGCAGGAACCGCAACCACGTTCACGTTCAACTTTCCCAGTTCCTGGGCTGTGGTCGCATGCGCCACGAGCTGCGGCAGTGTGACTCCGGCTCCGCGGTGGATCGTGCTCACGACTGATTCCAACAGCTCGCCGGGAAATCTGATCGTTACCTATTTATTGTGGATCGCGGTGAGCAATCCTGCGCCGCATTCTGGGTCAAGCCTATGGACCGCGCAGGGAATCTCGGCGGGCGCGACTTCGGCGGAAAACAATGCCATTGGCGCAGGCTATATCAAGGAACTCACCGGCCAATTGGTTCGCCCCGTGGGGACGAGTGCGGCGTCAATTGAAACCGACCTGGACACGATTTGGACGAATGCGCAAAACAACCAGACGGTCGGAACTCAGCCGATGGCCTATTACGGCTACGTTTGGGATGGTACGGGAGTGGGGCAGGAATGAACCCTTCGTGGCTCAGGATAAAGCGGCCACTGCTCGTTGCCGGTCTGCTGCTCTGCGCGAGCCCATGCTGGGCGACGATTGCCTTAGTCGGTACGCCTACCGGGGCGACCTGCACGGGGACGACAACAAGCTGCTCGGTGACCTATTCCCCCACAGCAGGCCATTTTCTAGCCGTCTGGTGGTATCAGCGAAACAACGGCGCTGTCACCAGCATGACCGACAACGGCGCCGGGGGATGCGCGAGCGGCTATACGGCGGCATTCAACAATGGGGCAGGATTCCCAAACGAATCGCAGGCTCTTTACTATTGTTGCTCGGTCGGAACAGGCGTCACCACCATTACGGGCTCGGCCACGAACGAGAGCGGACACGCTGCCATGTTCGTGGCTGAGTTTTCGGGCGTGGCGACCGCGAACTGTCTACGCAATACGACATCCAGCGCGGCAGCCGGAACAGGCACAACGGCGACCAGTGGCAGTGTGACCGCAACGGCGGGAGATTTGGGGCTCGGACTGTTCGGCCAGAGCAATGATAGCAGCCATACGTTTTCCGCAAGCGGGGCGGGATGGAACCTCGCAAAGAACCAAGCTGAGTCACAAGGCGGTTCCTACCTCGGTGGAACTTATAACACGAGCATCTCCGGCGGCTCTCAAACCGCCGTGGCTACGACCAGCGCTTCGGTGACTTGGGTCGCTTACATTTCCACGTTCAAGGCTGCCGGTGGCGGCGCAGCCTGCGTGCCCACACTGACGCTGCTGGGCGTGGGGAGATGCGGGTGAGAGCGAGCGCAGACGAGCGGTAAAAGGAAGTCCCAAGCTGGCACTGCCTCAGTCCCGGGTCGGGGCCTATTGGAGAATGGCGATGGGGAAAAAAGGAATTGGCGAAAGCTCCCCGGTGCGGGAAGCACGCGCGCCCGCAGCACAGATCGAGCGCAAAGATTGTGAAGGCGACGGCAGCACGCAGCGACTTGCCGTCAGCGCCAGCAAGGATGCCGTCGAAGCACCTTCGGCGCCGGTGAGGGCGCATCTGGTTCCGCGGAATCATTGCGAGCTGGCGCTGGCGATTTTCGCGAGGTGCGATCCGGCCGCGCTCGGCTGCGATGTGATCGAGAAGAGCAACGACCGCGGCGCAGCAACGAAGCTGCGGGCCTTGGAGACTTTCGCGGACTGGGCGTATGGCAAACCGGCCACGGGGGGAACTTCCGGGCGCGTGCGCATTATCTGGGACATACCTTTGCCTGCACCTAAGGCAATCAATCCCGACTCGGAGAGATTAGAAGGAGGCGAGAAGTGAGCGCATCGTGGAGCAAACAAAAAATCGGCGAGATCGTGGAGTTTGCCGGAGTTTTGGCCTTTGCTGCCGGAGTGATCATCAGCGTGCAGCACTACGCCATTGGCGCGCTCTTGCTCGGCGGAACGGCGGCATATGCCGTGGGCAAGAAGCTCCGAGCTGCGTAGCAAAGGTGTGGGCGTCGTCCTGGAATTTCCCGCCCCGGAGTCTTCGCCCCAGGCGGCGGAAATAGAACCGACGGTTCGGATTTCCGATTACTACACGCCATTTCCGAAGCAGCAAGAGTTTCACGATTGCCGGGCGAAGTATCGGCTCTTTGGCGGAGCCGCCGGCCCAGGGAAAACGATGGCTCTGCTCTGGGAAGCGATTGGCCAGGCGGTCGCCACGGACAACGTGGATACGCTGCTGCTGCGGCGCACGTTCCCGGAACTTGAGGCTTCGCTAATCACGTATTTTCGCCGCGACGTGCCGCGCGATCTTTACCGCAGCTACGATGAATCGAAGCACATCGTCACCTGGCACAATGGCTCGACCACACGCTTCGGCTATTCCGCGAGCGAAAACGACATCTACCAATATCAAGGCGCGGAATTTCTTTTTATCGGCATCGACGAGCTCACGCTCTTCACGCTGGGCCAGTGGCAATTTCTCACCAGCCGCAATCGCTGCGCCATTCCGGGGACCTCGCCCAAAATGGCTGGAGCGACCAATCCCGGCAATATCGGCCATGCCTGGGTGAAGGCGCTCTGGGTGGACCAGCGGCCGGCGCCGGGCATGGACCGGCCGGGGCAATACGATCCCGGCGACTACGCCTTCATTCGCGCCACCATTGCGGATAATCCGATCTATAAGGATGACGCGGATTATCTGAAGACGCTGAACGCCCTGCCGCGGCACATGCGGCAGGCGTTTCTCGAAGGCGATTGGAACGTCTTCGCCGGGCAGTATTTCGATCTCTTTGACGTGCGGCGGCATACGGCGCGCGCCGAACTACTCGGCCTTGAGCCCTGGTGGCCACGGTGGATCTCGATCGATTGGGGCTTCGAGCATCCCAGCGCCGTCTATTGGCACGCCTCGGGGCCTGGCGGCAGAGTGGTCACATACCGCGAATACGTCCGGAATCATCTCTCGCCGGGGATGCTGGCGCAGGCCATCGTGGAGCGGACTTTTTCTAGCGCCAAAAGTGCCATGTCTTCGCATGGCCTTTTGGCGCCCGAGGATCGCAGCATAGGACAGCCCGGCGGCGAGAAAATCGCCGCCGTGTATTTGTCGCCGGATGCGTTTGCGCATCACACGTCGGAATTGACGATTGCCGAGCAGTTGGGCGAAGTGCTGGCGCAAAACGGGCTGCCACGGCCTATTCCCGCCGATGACGATCGCATAGGCGGCTGGATGTTCATCTACCAGATGCTGCAAGACGGGCGCTGGCTGATTGCCGACCATTGCGCACGGCTGATCGATTGTCTGCCGACGCTGGTGCGCGATCCGGCGAACGTGGAAGATGTGCAGAAAATGGCCGGGGACGATCCGGCGGACAGCGCCCGCTACGGACTCAAATCGCGCCTGGGGCCGGCGCGCGCGCCCATCGAGCAGCGCGTCGCCGAACGCATCAGCGCCAGCGATCCGACCTCGCGGCATATCTGGACGGAGAAGCTTCTGGCCGAAGAGCGCCGCGCGGCGCGCCCGCCTGTGCTTCCGCACCGCCGCTGGCCGCAAACGCGCTGAAGGTGGACTCGGCGAGACACATTCGCGTGCCCCTGATGCTCAACAAAGATGCCTGACAAAATCATGGATTGGCTCGCAAGAGTGCGGCAGGGAATACGCAGCCGCTACGTGCGGCTGCTCGAGGCGCAAGTCGCGCACGAACGCGCGGAAATCGAACGGCTGCGCGCGGAGAATCGCGCGCTGCTCAATTCGCTGCTGGGCACGGCCGGCGTACCCCCGATCGAAGCGCCGCCGGCGCATCCGGCGCAGATCGCGCCGATACGGCGGCGGTCGTGGCAGCAGATCTTCGTAGCACGCGAAATCGAGGCGGCGCGCGAGGCGCAACGTGCAAAGAGGCGAGCCCCTCGAAATGACAGCGACTCGCATGAGCAAGGCAGATGACCCAAACTGAAAACGCGATACTGAAGGACACCCAGCGCGGAGCGGCCGTCGAAGCCGACGGCAATGCGCCGACGCAGTCCGTGCAGCTCGATGCCGGAATCTCACTCGCGCTCGATTCGCAGAACGATCCGCAGGCGTCCGCCGCAGGCGGGCTCGGACCGAATAACGAGCGCCTGGAGCAAGCGGCTCCGCGCCTGGTGAACGCGTTGCGCGAACTGGTGGTGCAGTTTCGCCAGGAAGGAATCGTGGCGCGGCGGCACGAAATCCGGCGCATTCGCCAGGCGCGCCTTTTCTGGCAGGGGTTGCAATATTCCTGGTGGAATCCGCAGGACATGAACTGGCACCTGCCCTGGGAAGCGAAAATTTACGATGACTCGGCGCTGGAAGAGATGCCGCGCTATCAGTTCGTCACCAATCTCTACCAGGCTTTTGGGCTGTCGTTCGTTTCCGTGATCAGCCAGGACGTGCCCGCGACGCGCTTTTATCCGCAGTCCACGTTGAACGAAGCCGATATCGAAACGGCCAAGGCCGCTTCGCAAGTGGCCGACCTGATCGAGCAAAACAATCGCGTGCAACAGTTGCTGACGGGTGTGGGCTTTTATCTCTGGACCGACGGCAAAATCGGCGGCTACGTGCGGTACGTTGCCGATGGGCAGCGCTTCGGCTGGCGCGACGAACTGATGCTCGAGGAGCGTTGGGTTCGGCTGGGCCGCGACGCTTACATGTGTCCGAATTGCGGCGCCGAGATCGAAGCCGGCGACGATGATGGCGTCGACCGTAGTAAGTCTTCTCCTGTCATTCTAAGCGGAGCGAAGAATCTCTCTGAACAGCCACTGCGGCAGAGGGAGTCCTTGGCTTCAGGAGTCCTGCGGACTCCACCAGAGGGCCAGGAGAACGGCCCTCAGAATGACAACGCCATGCAGGCTTCGCCGGGCGCGCCCTGGGCTACAGGCTCATTTCTCACGGGGACGATCTGCCCGCAATGCGGCGCGACGCTCGGCGCGAACGATTTTCGACCGGCGCCGCTCGTGCCGGTGCCGCAGACCGTGGGCACGCGCCGCGTGGCCAACGGCCAGGAAGTGATCTCCATCGTCGGCGGACTCGAACTGAACACGCCGGTGTGGGCCAACGAGCAGCACGAGTTCCCCTATTTGCAATGGCAGATGGAGGTTCACCGCGCCAAGCTCAAGGCTGCTTTCCCGCATGCGGCCGATAAGATCCAGATGGGCGGGCCGCAAGGGGCGGATGATATCTACGCGCGGGCGACACGCATCGCCGTCTCGCAAGGCATGCCCACCATCCATCCGGGCGATGCGCTTTTCAATCTCATAACTTTTTCGCGCACCTGGATGCGGCCCTGGGCGTTTTATTCCATTGAAGATGCCGCAGTGCGCGATCAGCTTCTGCGCCTATTTCCCGATGGCTGCTACGTCGCGTTTGCGGGCGAGACTTACTGCGAGTCGCGCAATGAGTCCCTGGACGATTGCTGGCGCGTGATGCACGCGCTGCCCGGCGACGGCCAGAATCGCCCCAGCGTGGGCGATTCGCTGATCGAACTGCAGGAGCGCTACAACACGCTCTCGAATATTCAGGCGGAGACATACGATTACGGCATTCCGCCAATCTATGCCGATCCGCAGGTGCTCGATTTCGACGCGCTCGCGAATCAAACCGCGGAGCCCGCGGCACATTACCCGGCGCGGGCGCGGCCGGGAATGTCTCTGGCCGACGGATTCTTCCAGCCTGCGCCGGCTCAAGTGCCGCCGGACATGCTGCGGCACCAGCAGGATCTGATCGGGCCCATCGCGCAATTTCTCACCGGACTTTTTCCTGCCGTCTTTGGCGGCGAAATGGAAAATGTCAAGACGGCGAGCGGGTACGCAATGGCCCGCGACCAGGCGCTCGGGCGGCTGGGACTGGTGTGGCGGCGGCTCAAGACTTTTTATTGCGATGTGATGCTGCTGGCGGTGGATTGCTTTCGCAAGAGCCGGCCCGGCGACGTGGAGATTCCGTTTCTCGGCGCGGGCGGCGAATTCCAGGCGCGATTTATCCGCCTGGCCAACCTGAAGGGCAATATCCAGGCGCATCCGGAATCGGACGAGACTTTCCCGCGCCTGAAATCGCAGCAGCGCGCCGTTCTGCAACAGCTCATGACCAGTCCCGATCCCGCCCTTCAAGCCGCTCTGCGCGAGCCGGCGAATCTGGGCTTCATCAAGTCGCTGGTGGGTTTGAGCGAGCTGGTGGTGCCGGGAGACGACGCGCGCAACAAGCAGTTGCGCGAGATCCAGACTTTGTTGACAGCCGGGCCTACTTTTTTAGGCGCCGAAAGCGCCGTGATTGGACACGGCCTTTCGGCGCTCGACAACGCCAGAACTGCGGGGCAGCCTGCGCCTTCTTTAGACCCGCAAAACGGCATGATGACTTCTTTAACGGGTGGGCCGCCTGATATCCAGGCGCCCGCCCTGGTTGCCCCAATTGCTCTGGAAGTTCGATCAACCGTGCCGGTGGACGAACTGCTCGACGATCATGCCACCGAGTTCGAGGAGTGCCGGCGTTGGGCCAGCTCCGATGCCGGTCAGATTGCGCGCGTGCAGAATCCCGCCGGCTTTGCCAATGTGCGCGCGCACGCCGCGGAACACGCCGCGGCCCTCGCGCGGCAGCAGGCGCAAGCCCAAGCCCAGGCAGCGTTGCTTGCCGGCGCCGGACGATCTAAATCACAGCCACAGAGCTGATGACTTTTTTAAGCGCTGAAAGCTCGACTTCTTAAACGCGCCGGGCTCCCCTTACCGGGGACACCGCGCTACTGCACGTCGACTTTCAGCGCCCGACAACCCCAGTAGTGCGGGGTCAGATGGCCACGATTCGGAGGGAAAACATGCAGCAGGGAAGCAGTGCGAGCGCGCTGGCTGCGCGCACGGCAGGAATGACGGACGAACAGATTCTCGACCTTGATCTCGATGCGCTGGCAAATGGGAACGGCGGCGCTGCAGCTCCGGGCGCTCCAACGCATGAGAATTTCGGCGATGTGCGGGAAAGGGCGGGTTCTCCGGCGGCAACATCGGGTGCCGCGGGAACTCAGGCGACAAGTGCTGTTCTCTCTGGCGATGGTGGCCGCGAGCAACGCTTCGCAGATGCTCCAGGCGGGCCCGCGCCAAATGCTCAGGGCGATCCCGCGTGGCTGAAGCAGCTCGAGGCGCAGCCTGCGGCTGCGGCTGAGGCGCGCCAGTGGCGCGAAGCCGCCAAGGACGTAGCCGCGCTGGACGCCGCTTACTTCAGCGGCGATTCCGGCGCGCGTTCGGGCCTGGCTGCGCGGCTCTACGAGAGCGATCCCGCCGCATTTCGCGAAATGCTCGCCGAAAGCGCGCGCATGTTGTCCGAGCGCGATCCGCAAGCGCTGGCGGAGCTTGCGCGGCAGCTCGGGATGAACGAAGCGCAGGCACCGAATGCGGCCGCGAAGTCCCTGGCGCAGGCGGCGCGATCGCATGATCCCAACGCCGCGGCGCAAAGCCAAATTAGCGCCGAGAATCGAGGCAACGCTGGATTTCCCGCCGAGGCCTATCGCGCATTTGAATCCGCCACCAACGAAGACGTGGCGCGGAGCACGCGCGAAGCTATCGACCGCACCCTCAGCTCCACGCTGCCCGAAGGCATCGGCGAAGGCGCGCGGCGGCGCATCGGCGACGACATTTTCCATGAGCTGCACGCGACGCTTGCGGCCGATCGCGAACTCGGCCGGCAAGTGGGCGAAATCTTGCGTGGCTGGCGCTTCGATGGCGCCACAAGGCAACAGGTCGTTTCGCTGATCTCCGGGCGTGCTCGTGCGGTGATGCCGGAGGTTACGCGTCGCGTCGTGGCAGAGTGGACTTCGTCCGTACTCGCTTCAGACCGTGCCCGTGCGGCGCGCGTAGATACGGCAGCTTCGCGGCGCGATATCACCGGCGGGCGCTTGCCGGAGGCCGTTCCGGCGAGCGCGCTGCGTCCGCGAAATATCGATTACAGCCGCATGTCCGACGAGCAAATCCTCGACCTCTAGTATCCGCCTCGGCAGACCAGGAATTTCCTACTACTCGTGAAGCAGAACCCTCGGTCGCCCGAGCTTTACCGAGATTTACCGCAGTACACCGCAAACCGGGCCGCACTGCGGCCACAGTGAGCGGCACAAGCCAAACCCGCACAGCCAGAAGTGGCTGTGCCAAGTAAAGGAGAAAACACAATGGCGCAAATGCAAAACACG